TATCAAGCATTTCGTCGTGATCTTCGCTCATTTCAATAAGAAAATCAACAGCTTGGGCTTTGAAAATAGTTTCTTTATCTTTTTCGCTAAGGTTTAATTCTTTTAGCTTAGACTTTGCCCAACGTAGCCCGGCTTTACCGCCCCAAGCGTCGTACATAAGTTTACCACATCCGTCGTTGTATGTCGTGCTTGATTCTAAATCTTTAGCGTGTCGCGTTAAGTAGTTGGCCATACGTTGCACCGTTTCAATACTTATTGGTTCGCCTTTAGCTAATTGGTTCGCACGTTGTTTACCTACACCAGTACCGCACGAACCCCATCCGTTTTTGTTTACAAAGTCCAACACCTTTTGTGCGTTACTCTTTACGCCTTGAGGGTAGTCACTTATGCTTTCTTCGAATACGTCTTTTTTTTTACTGCTAAATTCGTCTATTTCAACATCTACGTCATCTTTTTTAACACCTTCCTTTTGTTGCTCGCCTTCGTCAAGTGTGTCGATAACGTCTAAGTCTAAGAAGTCAGCCGGTTTCGCTGTGATAAAGAATAAGTCAAGTTCAATATCGTTAATTCCAAACAACATTCCGAAAGACTTTAAGAGTATGTTTTGGAAAGGTGCAATCACCGTGTTGTTAAATAACGAATATGAATCTCTTAATTCGTCGGCGTTATTTCCGAACCCACCACCTTCAGACCTGATACCAAACATCAAAGGGCTAACCACACGATGCGCTGTAAGTATCTTTTCACTTACTAACTTCGAAAGGTATTCGTACATTCCGTCCGCACCATTTTGTTGAATCGGCGTGAACTCCGGCGCGGTTTCGTCACCATCGTTGAACGTGATAAGAATACGCCCTGCGTTATCGTCGCCAGTGAATTTGTCAATAACCTTTTGTTCTATTACGCGACGTTCTTCTTGTGTAGGTACTCCATTCTTAAACGACAATAACATCGAAGGAAAGAACCCACGACGGATATTCGACAGATGGAAGTCACTAATGCGTTGGTCTAATTCACAATAGTTTGTTCCACCGGCGTAGTCAGGAACGGAATAATAGTGAAGCGAAGGCGTGTATCTTTTAATTTGAAAGCACGTTGAAGCCGTAGTCCGGTCTTCTAAAGAGAACGCTTTTAAGGCCTTTTCTTTTTCGCGCCTATCCTTCCAGTCGGATTTGTAATAATACTCGCTCACAACCCCCTCAGAATCGGCGACACCACTACGCATTGTGTGAACTGGTAAGTGCTTCAAACAAGCGATGCGTGTTCTTGGCTTATTCCATATCACATTGACGTAACTCATTCCGTAAAGTTTAACGTCGAAAGCAACCCTTTGAAGTAGGTCGTCCGAACTTTTACGAAGTAAGTCTTGAAGACGCAACCATTGCTCGCGCTTTGCGTCACTATCGTCCCTATCGGTAGCGTCTAAACCACCACCGTAAATCATATCGGCAACGCCGTTAATGATTGCACCATTGGTTGAACTCGCTAAGAATAGATCACGCAAGTAATCGCCATAAAGGTCGTCGTGTCCATAGCTTACGAACTTTTGTCCTTGCTTTTCTTGGAAGCTAGGAATTTCTTGGTCCGTGTAATTGATAACGCTGAAGTCGTGTTTGTTCATTATGGATAAACGTATTGATTAACCGTAGGGTTATATTCGTTAAAGTCGGGTGTCACTTCTTCCATATTGCCAGAATAGTCACGAACGTATGCCATACCTTCTTGAAGTAGTGTAGCATTCGCCGGATTTAAGTTTGACGAACTTGTTTGTTCGTATATGTTATATGTGTAAAAACCCATTGGATAAGTATCAAGCTTACCAGCCGCATCGTAGAATTTGATTCGTCCCGTTGTCGGTGATGCGGTTTCGTCTTTGTCTATTACGGTAAAAGTCATTCGAACATATCGCGGAAGGTTGTTAGAATTTACTGAAGTCGGTATAAAATACAACGAATTGTTTGAACCCAACGATGTTAATTCAATTAAGTAATACACACTAGCTTGTGCAATAGTTTGCAAATCGTTTGCCGTGACGTATATGTTTTGTGTTACGTCAGTATTCGTGGTGTTATTTGCGTTCCTTATTTGTAGCATCTATGGAATATATAACTACTTAAAATTTGTTTGAAATTAAAAAGGGGAACGGCGCATTGCCACCCCCCTTTTTTAATGAATCACATCAACTTTTACGCTGAAGTAATTGCTATATCTGCGGCATCTGTTAACCCATCGAATGGGAAGTTCGTACCCCCTACCGTTGGTTCGGCAAGTATGTATAATGGATCTTGTTCCTTTGCGGTGAAATTAAGCGTCAGGCCATTCATATCTGAACGGTTTGTTCCTGTTGCTATTGTATCACCACCAGTTAAGTAACACCCATCGCTTATTCCCATTAAGAAGACATTATCGTTAGAGTCTTGCACGAAGATTTGTGCGCGATTCTTTGCGATAAGTCCTAGTTGGAATAAGTCTGCGGCAACCACTTTATGTAATACTACGTTCAAAGTCTGATTGTACATTACCGACCCCGTTGCTTTATCAGCTTCAATAGCTGTTGTAAAGTTAGAAAGGTCAGTAACTAAATCGTACTTATATACTTGAACTTTAGATCCAGTTGGCGTTCCATATATATCCCAATCCGCAAAGTCTGCGTCTGTGATAGTATATGAAGAAGCCGTTACCGTTGCCGAAGCAAGTATGTTAGAAGCGTAGTTACTACAAAAATAAATTGCCTTTAATCCACCGATTGCATCACGGCAATCGATTCCTCTAGCGGCTGAAATTAAACAAGGCATATTATTTTATTTAGTGGTTTATGTAAATGCAAATCCTACAACGCCGTCCGCTGCAACTGCGGTTTGAACTCCACAAGCAAAACGCATAGCAACGCGAACGTTGTCTGATCCGTCATAAGCGTATGTTGGGATTAGTTGTGCAGAGATGTCCGGCGTGTAGCTGTTAGCACCAACAACAAGGTTGTCAGGGTAAGTAAATACCATAACGTCGGCAGTGTTAGTGATTCCGTGAGTAGGGTAAACAGGATATCCAAGGTAGTTAGCACCTTCCATAGATTGGTTGTATCCCGGTCCTGTGTTCTGAGTAGCCATAGCTTGTAAGAAGAAAGCGTAAGCTTCGTATGAAACGTAGAAACCACAACCCGGCTTTTGAAGAATACCAGGTATGTTAGCCGCCGCCGCAAATACCTTGTCCATTTCGCCAAGGATATTAGCCGCCGTGAACGTCGCCGCTACTACTGCTTCAGTGAAGTCTTTACAAGCTGATGCGTCGATACCTGCTTCATCAGCAACACCATCGTTAGAAAGGAATCCTACTCCGAATGTTCCGGCTGCGTCACCAACCCAAATCTTTTCTTCTAGGTTTGTTCCCGTTCTTTCTGCTACAGCACCAAGAAGGAAGTCAGACCAAGCAACAGGAATGTCGCCGTTTCTTTCCATTCTTCCGTTAGCCGCAATCCAAGTTGGGTACATAGTACCTCTGCATACTTCTTCCATAACAGCTAAATCCGCAGGGTTAAGAACTTGCTCAGTTAAAGCTGTGTTAGATCCGTCATTCCAAGAACAATTTGCCGCTTGGATAGTGTCAGAAACTGCAAGTCCTGAAATTACCGTTTTACCAACGATGCCTTCAATAAAGCGGCAACGACCTTTAGCAATCGTTTCTGCTCCTAGTAAAGCCGCGCTCACATAAGGCAATGCAAGTTCACCGGCGTAAGTATTGACTGATGCGTCAATGTCGAAGTTGTACTTCTTATTAGTTAGATAATTCATTATATTATCGGTGTGAATTGATTATATGTAGCGCACGATCTACACTGTTTAATTTAGATAAATCCACCGCCTTGTGCTGAGACGATAGTTTGTTTGGTGAGTGCGTCACCCCCTTTGATGCGGGTGCGTCCTCTAATGCGTCAAGTCTTTTGCTAATGTTTGCAAATGCTTCTTCAAGAATTAAAGACATATCTTCTTTTTCTTCTTCTTCTTCGTTTGCTTCAACAACTACTTCTTCTTCGTTGTAGATAGCAGAAACTAAAGTTGCAATAGCATCAATAGTGTCTTGCCCTAAATCCGGGAAACCTTGATCTAGTGCATCACGAACTTTGTCGTAATTCATATCTTCACGAACGTCTTCTTTTTCGTCGTCGATACCATCGCGATAACCTTCTTCTTCGGCTTCGGGAATAGTTTCAAGTTCTACTTCAACATCGATTTCGTCATCACCTAAAGAGGCTAAACGAGAATCTTCGTTTACAACAATTTTCGTTCCGTCCTCAAGTGTATATGTTCCAGCGTCAAGAACGCTCGCTTCTCCACTATCGTCGAGAATACGAACTTCAACGCCTACGTCCATTGACTCAGCTTCGGTAACGACAACACGCCCGTCGTCAAGACGTGCTTCAGCATACAACTTCGTTTGTGGAAGTCCTAATGCCTTTCTGATTTTTTGTACAGTGTTCATTACGCGTAATTAATTAATTTATCATTGATATATATAAACCTTTTTCAGGTGTTTATTTTCAACCATATTTTGACCTTATCATTCCACATACCTTCTCTGCAACTTCCTTTGACCCATAACGATTTGTTTGGTCACGAATACATTCGTCCCAAGGGTACGATTCCAAGCTTTCCTTTGCGCTAAATAGTGTTTCACCATTAACCGAAACGGCATTGAATCCCGTCCTATTGAAAAAGATTTCACCCCAAAGTTGTGCGTCTTGCGCCTTCTTAAATAATGGTTGTCCGTTAAGTTCTCCCGATGGTGTCACTTCTTCTAAGATTATCGCTTTAAGTTCTTCAATAATTTGTTCATCTTCAGGACAATTCTTGCATAGCTTTCCACGCTTCATTTCAACTAACCTATCAGTGAAGTAGCCTTCTATTGAATAACCTCGTACTTCGCGCTTCTTTACCTTTTCCCAAATGTCTTTGTTGTTTACCTTAGAAGCAATCATCCAAGTTCCAACAGGTAGGTCAAATCCATACAATGCGCTTTTGTCTTTCTTAGAATCTTCAACAAGCCAACTTTCCACTACAGTAACGCCGTCAATCTTTGAAGCGTGTTCAAGTGTGCTTTCGTTTGTTCTTGCTTCAACCATAAATAATTCCATCGCTTGACGTACTGTATCTTTCGAAAAGTAGACATCATATTCTTCGTCGTTTTCGTCTAGGCGCATAATCAACTTGTCAGGTATTAAAGCCGGACCGATAAGCATTTGCTTTTCTTCGTCCATAGCAAACGACATCTTTTTGTCGGCTTCACTCGATAGGTACACGAAGTCGGTTTCAATAGCTGGGAATCTAACTAAACTTACAGCTTCAATTCCGCTGATTGGTTCTTCTTCGTCAATTAAAAGTTCTACTTTCTTTCTCATATCCTTAAAAATATAGTGTCTGAATTTGTTTATTTTAACCACCCCCAAGTGATGCTTGGTTTTGTAGTGTTGACGCTAATGCGTCTGCGTCTGCGATTTCTTGTTGAACAACATAAGCTTGAATTGCTGAAGACCCTAAAGCTTGGTTAAACGACTGCGCTAGGTCTGGAGTAAGGGCAAGTTGTGGATTTGATAAATCAACACCGCCACCTGTTTCACCACCACCACCACCACCACCACCTAAATCAGGCATTGATGTATCAAGGTCTTCTGTTGCCGCACCCGCTTGGTTCATTACACCTTTGATTTGCGCAAACCCTGTTAGGACAATACCTATCATTGTAGCAACAAATCCCGGGGCTGCAACAACCGCACCCGGTCCTGTTGCTGTTGCTGACTGCATTGCACCCGATATAGCTTGTGCCATCGCAATACCTTGGTTAACTGCAATTTGTGCAATGGCTAACTTCTTTGATTGTTCTTCAGTTTTTGCCATAGCTTGCAAAGCTTGAAAACCCGATTGCACTAATCCCATTCTTGCAGCCCTCGTTGCTTGCGCCGCTGCTTGCTCCCTTAATAATTCTCTTTGCCTTCTTGCATCGTTAATTGCTTCTTGCTTGTCTTTCTTTGCTTGTTCTTCGGCATTTGCTGCATCGACAATAGCTTGACGTTGGTCTTCATACTTCTGTTGTATTGCCAACCTTTCAGCATCTAACTGTTCTTGTAAACCACGACGTACTTCTTGTCCTTCTGCCATAGCTTCCAGTTCAGCTATTTGCAATCTTGTGGCTTTTGCGTCAAATGCTTCAAGTTCGATTTCTTCTTCCGTCATTAAATAAGTACGCAATTCTTCAAGCCTCTTGTCCTCTTCCTCTTTCATTAAGCGTTGCGTTTCTTTTATAGCATCTTGCTTTTCCTTTTCTGCGGCTTTTACGGCATCGGCTTCGGCTTTAGCTTTACGCATAGCTTCGGCACGAATAATGTTAACCTTGTTGTTTAACGTCGTCTGCATTTCAGCGGACTCAGTACGGATGTTTATTAGGTTAGCTTCTAATTGTGCAAGGTTGTCAAGATCATCTTCGCTACTATCTGATTGCGCGGCACGTTCTTTTGCAATATCAAATTCTTCTTGCGCTTGAGCCTGTCTTGCCGCCATTAGTTCACGCTCGATATCAATTGCCTTTTGAGCCGCGACAAGTCTTTCTTCTAAGCCAAGGGTTGTGTCCTCGGCAATCATATTGTATTCTTTGATTTGTGCGCGACCTTCTGCGAATTGAACTGTCAAATCTCTTTGGCTTACTCTTAACGCTTGTGTCCTACGCTCCAACTCAATCGCTTTCTTTATAGCGTCTTCCATAGTCCCAGGAAGCTTCGCTATTTCGTCGTTGTATGCCGACACCGCTTCAGTTACTCCGCCACTAAATAGACCAACAATAAATGCACCAGCCGCTTGAAAGTACCCGGTCACCCTTTCGACTACTGCACCAAGTGCCGCCAATCCCACCTTCAGCATTTTAGCACCTTTGTTTGTCTTCAAGAAGAACCCAACCAAAGCACCTACAGCCACAACGATAGCACCGATACCCGTGCTTATCAATGCGACTTTTGTAAGTTTTAATCCTTTTATGAATGCCTTTGTACCTTGTGCGGCTTTCATAAAGCCCGATACAGCCCCACCAGTCATTTTGTCTAATGCCGTCGCAGCACCTTCAACACCACTACCTAGACCTTTAACAGCATTGTCAATGCCATCAATTTGTTTTGTTGCAGTGTCAGCACCTGTAACTACAACACCAACTTCAATTTTTTCAGCCATTTTTATTTGCTTTTATTCCTTGCCTAATTTTTTTGAAGAATCCACGAAATCCCGTGTCTTCATAATAACCATATAATTGAAGCGTATATGTATCTTTTATCACCTCGTGATGACGAGCGATTTGTAGTGTGTTCGGTATTGTCTTACCGACGGTGTTTAAGTATTCAATCATTTATTCTTGTGCTAGTGGTACGCCTGATTGTGCAAGTATGTAGCCCATATCTTCAAGTAAAATATGATCTTCTTCAGTGCTGTTGGCTGATATATCTATAAACGTAATCGAACAATCCAAGTTCCAAGTACAAACAGTATTTGCAGGTCCTGTAACTTGTATCGCGAAACCAAGTTCATTATTTGAAAAACTTCCGCTTCCTTTAGCGTTAGCAATTGAAACGGTTCTTGTTCCAACATCGGTATCGTTTAGAGCAAAGTCCGTTTGTTCTGCACCCCTTGTTGAAAGTGTTCCGTTTATATTCTTAGCTGTAAACGTCCAAACCTTAAACGAAGTAGAACCAAGCGAACCAACACTTGATGTTGCTGAATAGTTGTCCGTTTGCACTGACAACGCCCTTACAACAACTCTCGCCATCATATTGCTTGGTAAAGATAAATAACCACTTGCGTCGTCATTACCAGTAGGCGAAGACGTAGTAATTGTATCGCTGTAAGATGTTGCGTAGAAGACAACATTCTTTTGTGTAGTTTGTACGCCTGTTGATTTAATTTGACCTTGAATAGATACTTCACCAACAATAGGGTTGTGATTCTTTGTTAACTTACTTTTAACGCCGTGAATACCGCCAAGATTATTGACAAGACTTTTACCATCTGAAACAGGCGTGTCCGGAAGTTTGCCGTCGTTAAAGCCGTGACCATTCCCCCCCTGACCAGTTGCCCACATACAAGCTGATTGTGTAGAATTCCAAGTAAATCCGTTTTCAGAACAACATTCTTCAGTTCCATACGAGAGTGTTCCCGTGTCGGGATCGGTAAACTGAACATATCCCATTTGAAGTAATCCTAAAAAAACAAGGTTGCAATCGGCGTTAGGTTGTGGAATGTTCTGTCCTTTAAAAGCGTCAAGTTTTTTTAACAAAGTAACCTTACAAGGTACGCTTGCGAATGGCTGATAATTAGCTATTTTGAGAACGCGATAAGCTGTGTTCTTTAGAATGATTTCGTCATTAAATCGAAAGTTAAATATATCTGTAGGCGACAACATAAGTTGACATTCAACAAGTCTTGCTTCATCACTATATATACTCATTAAGTATTGTTGGTGATATCTTGCAAAGTACCCTTCATTTGAAGGTGTCGAACCATAATACAATTCGCCAAAAGAATTAGTCGGTTGCCATTGCCATAACGCAAGGGGTGAATCTGATTCTATTGGATTGCCATTATTGTAAAAAGGTAAACACAAAGGAAATTTTTCGGTGAAGTGTGGGAACACTGAACCGCCCGGAGGATCTGCACCAATATATATTTTGTGGCTGTCCGGTAAATCTTTCTGTCCATTGTAGTAAAACAACTTTGGCTTTGCATCAGATATTGCTCCGTTTGTATCTACGCCATACCCCTTATGTATTAGCACGTTACCAATTTGACTAATATCTGACCCGTTTGCTTTTGGGATTCTTCCTACTTGAAAAGGTGCAAATATTGGGTCGTTTTTTAACGTACCCGACGTGTAGTCTTTACCAACTTCTTGTTTGTACTCACCGATTACATAGCCGTTCGCTTCTTCGAATTGTGCGTTAGAGATAGTTGAATCTTCTGCATCGCCAAAATGAATAAACTTTTTACGAATAGAATCAGTTGATTTTATTGTAAACTCTTTGGAAGTGTCTAACCTATCAGTCCAATCTTTACGTGTTCCGTCATTAAGGTAGTCTTGCCAAGGTTGTATCGTTAGCTTTTTACTATCGTTAGGGTCTGCGACAATACAAAGGTTAAAGCGTTGACATATATCTTTAATAAATGCGCCTTGCTGAATGTCGGGCATATTGTTTGGCATTTGTGCCACACCGCTTGTTAATTCCGAAGCGTAAATAATTACATACGTTCCGGCTGTTGAAGCGGCAAAGGTTGAACCATCTGCACCAGTGTACCAAGTTAAAGTGTATCGCGCACGAAGTTTGTCGCCTGCAAGCATTTCAATAGAAAAGTCAAGTGGTGTCATTTCAACGGGCGTTGTTGGTGATTCAATGACTTGTTCTGTTATACCTCCAATATAAGCTTCACTTCCACCGGCACTACCCGGAATCCGTACAAGGTTAATTTTAACCGTCGCACTTCCCGTTGCAGGGTTGTTAAAGGCGTTAACATATTTCATATATACACGCCCATAATATGTGCCGTCAGCGGGTGCAGTAAACCAAAATTGAGATTCATCCCAATTGTCTTCTACGTCAAATAATGCAGGTGGATCTGACAAATAACCCGCTCCGGTTGTGTCGTTTAATTCTAAAGTCCTAGTTATATTTTGATAACTTAAACCTGTACCGCCATTTACTTCACTAAACTTCCAAGTGCTACCAATAGGGTCAGTAAACGAACGTCCCGCACTTAAACCCAACACACCCCTTGTTGCTACCATTTCGCGGTCACTTGCGAGTGTCATATAAAGCTTCGTCCAAGCGTCAGACGTTAAGAAGCTATTTGAATTTATTTCGTACCCTTGATTTGTAAACACTAATTCAAACAACTTTGAAAGTTGTATTGCCGGCTTAAACATATACGGCATTAGCATTTCACAATTTGAACACCCAATTCCTTCTCCAACAGTTAGGAACTCATATCCATAGTAAAGAAAGTTTGATTCACCACCAAGACCATAATCCGCTAACGGTAACAATACAGTACCCGCACCAACTGAACCTTCAGTTACATCGTTGCTCAAGTCCCAAGAATCTGTAATATTTTGAGGTGTTAAAGAAACATCATAATCTACATTAATTGCACCCGTATCGTTAATGAATAAGTCAATCAGTTTTTTGTCTTTTACTTCTTGAAAGATATTTGCTTCTTCACCAAATACAACGACTTCGTATTCTTCACTTTTGGTGTGTACGTTTTTAAGCTGAAGTGTTCCTTGAATAATCGGAATCCCGTCTGAACGTATTTCACACACCGTCTTTCGATGAATACTAAAGCCCGTTCCCGTGGCATTTGATGGAGAAAGGTTTACATCATAATACAATGCAAAGAATCGTGAATTGTAATTTGTAAACGGTAATCGGAACGTCTGCGAAAAAGGGCTGTATCTTCCCATTACGTCATCGCCCTTACTTACTTCGTAATTCAAAGACACACTTCCTGGTTGTGTTATGTCTAGCGTCCATTGTTTACCGACCATATCGGTAGCAAGAGTCGGTCTTTGTTCGTATGCAATTAATTCAATCATCAGTAACCTCTATATGTTCCGCCTTTTGTTGTTGGTCTTTCTTTAGCGTTCTTAAACTTAATTTGATATAAGAATGGTCCACGCTCATTGACGTTCTTCTTAAAGACAAAGCTTGTGTTCGTTATCACAACAGGTATTACTGTAATTCCTTGTGAAGTAATCAGGAACACGTTAGGTGACAACATTAAAGTTTCAAGTAAATCAACTTCATCTTCGTTCCATAAATCGGTGTGTGCTGTGTATTCTTGATGTGCGTTTACTTTTGCTATACGAAGTCCCCCTTGGTCACCACGGTAGTTGAAGTCTTGTGAAGCGTCAGCGGTATCCCAATTTCCCGCAACTTGTTCGAACGTCTTGCGCTTTGTTCCAGTGGTTTGCTTTTGACTAACTAAGTTAAAGCTTTGATAATCCCACGCCCCAAGTGAGTTTTGCCAAGCCAAGGTGATCGGGTTATACCCTTCAACGCCATACATACAATCAGCACCTTTCACAGTAAACTGATAACAACACGAAGCCATATCAGATGCCGTTCCGGGAGACGGCACGGTTGATGAATCTTTCATTAAAAATACTTCGTAATAAGCTATTGTATTAGTTGCTAATGGTGCGGCAAATTCCGTGGCTATAGCCGCGACTGATGTTTGCAAAGCCAAATTGTAAGGACCTATCCCAAGGAATTGTTGTCGCTCATTATCGTTTGTTACTGAACCCGGTGCAGTACCCCCCGAAGTTGCCGCTGTTATAAAACCTGAAGCTGTAAGGACGTTGCTTGAATTGTATGTTCCTACCCACGCTGACACAGCCGTTGAACCCGTTGGTGCGCTACCATCCATTAAAACGCCAAAGGTTCTAACATCATAAAGCGTCACGTCTTGATGAACAACACCAACACTACTTGCCGTTGTACTTATGAAGGTTGAATCAATTTCGCGGTCGCTTAAAATTTTACTTCCGATCGAAATCGGAATGTATTCGTCAAGCCAATTTTCGTTTGACAAAAATTGCTTAATACCAGTGTCCCAAGTTGCGGGTGTACTTTTGACGCTTCTTCTTAATCCCGCCGTCATAATGTAATCTATGTATTCACCATCTATTTTATTAACAGCGTCAACAACCGGATTTCCTGTTGCTGTAGTAGAATATTCTTGCTTGAATCGCATTTCAACTTTTCGGAAGTTTTCGCCGTTACTTATCGACCAACTATTTGCAACACTGTTCGCCCCTAGTGTATGAATAGGAACCGTGTATATCTGATTCGAGGAAACATTTTGATCAGCTTTAGTTATAGACATAAAGTCTTGTACTATTTGTTCTACTCTAAAGACACCACAACCTTCTGCGTTAGGATATACCTTTACCGTTGCAACTTTAGTACCTGCAACATACCATTCAGCTATGTATCGAAATTTGTAATAAGAACCACCGGAATATTCGGTTGAAGATATAACATACATTTGTTGTTCAAATACGCCGTGTACGTCTGTCGTATTAGGGCGTTGTCTTACGGTCATACTCATTCTACTTCGAGATTAGGGTTTTGTTGTAGTGATTGTCTTATTGCTTCAGCCATATCTTCACCAATGGCAACGGCTAAAATGTTAAGGGCTTTAATTCTTAAACGCTTCCAAGTTCCCGTAATAAATAACGACGGCTTTAAACCTCGATTCCAAATAGCCCTTGTAATAGCAAAGACTATCGACTTGCGTGGTACGAACCGACCTTGTGCATCGCGTGTTCCTTGAATGTTCTTTTGTGTAGTCCATCGGTCAATTGCCCCTCTTAGTCCCGGCTTGCCCCGTCCACTTCCAAACTTGAATGGTGATTCTGATTGTTTAGGAAAGATATTCTTTGAAGCACCTTGAACACCTTTGTCGACGTACTCCCAATAGTCAACGTCAGGGGTGATGTTAACATACATCGCGTGTTGGTTAGAACCTACAAACACCTTCATTGAATTGTAAAGCGCACCAGTGTTCACACGTCCTTGCATCTTCAGCGATGTTCGTGCGTTCTTACGCCAACGCTTACCGATGACCTCTAATGCCTTCTTAGTGTGTGTTGCCGGATAGCTTACACCATCTACTGTGAATTGTAGTTTAGCCATTAACTAAAGGGTGCAATGCAAAGGTCATTCTTATTTGATACCTCAATGGTTAGTGATCCACTCCACCCCGTCAATTCGTTATCGAACCTTGCCGTGAATGGAGTGCAAGTAATTGGAAGTTCGGCTTTGTAATCGTCATCGACTGTGGTGTTTGTTGTAGCGAGTGACTGAATGAATTGATTCAATACATCGTGCAACATTTGAAGGGTGTCAGAATAGACTTGGTTGCGGTCAGTCAAATCCGGTTGTATCATATCAGCAACTAACAATTCAAGGTCGTAACTCATAACACCATTGTCGATGTTTGCGCCAAGGATTTCACAATACAAAAATGGATATTGTGTTTGGCCAAGCTTATCAATATCAACTTGGTCTAATGGTCCTGCGGCAAAGTGCTGAAGTATCAAATGATTGTTAGTTATCGTTTGAAGTAGGTTCGTTATTTGGATATAAGATTTCATCTATATTGTTCTGCGTCGGGTGACTTGTTTTGTCGATTCAGGTCTTGTTCATAAGCTAAATATGTAAAGGCCGATTCTATTTCAATTAAGGTTGCGGCTTCTATTTTTAAGGGGTCTCCACCAGCAAGATTGTAGATAATAGAATACCATCCCCACTTTTGCGCAATTATGTTTGTTCCTGATCCGCCTTTGAATAGCTGACTAAATCGGTCGTTAAGGTTTCGGCGATAGACAAAAAAAAATTGGTTGCCCCAAGCACAACATCCATCTTCAAGTCATCCCAATAGTTAGGCAAAACAACCGCATCGTAGTCTTCTATTGTGTAGAAGTCACCCCCTTCCGTTACTATTGGTCGATACAATATTCCAATGATTTCATTCAGGTTCTCAAAGTAACCACCATTGCAGTATGATTCTAAGTCTGCAAACTCGCCAACGGTTAGCTTTGACAGGTTAGGGTGAAAGCCATAACGCTTTCCTTTATAGTCAATCTTCTTTTGAAGTTCTTGGTTGTTTTGTTCAGGATCTGTGACCTTGTTAATTACTACGGCTATTCTGTCTAATTCATTTAGTGTTAGTTTGTTTACAATTACGCTATCGATATTGCATAGAATAGCAATCGATTCTGACATCCATTCCGTTGTGTCTTGTTTTAGGTCGATGTTGGATAGGTCGCGATATTGCTTGACTGTAACATCAGCCATTGAATCGGGTACGATTATTTCCATTATGATATAAAGTATTTGCCTGAATAGGGTGTTCCAATGCGATTGATACAAACGTACCTCACCGCATCGACAATGTGGTTATTATGGTCGATAGGTTTCGAAAGCTGAACGCCGTCTTTATTTGTTTCCCATCGGTAGTTTCTAAATTCCTTTTGTGCGTTTAATGAATCTTTTAGTATATATAACTTATGGCGTTTCATTATGTCGATGCCTAAGCGAATACTATCAGGACCTTTCTTAGACGGCTTCACGTTATGCCCTAACCGATGAAGTTCTTCAATCGACTTAGGTTCAGCACTATCACAAATGATTGGAGTCCTATTAAGTTCAAGCTTGTCAAGTTCCATACTGATATCCCTATTGGTTAGACCGGTTGAATAAAGGTGTTCTTTAATATACAAAGAATAGTCTTCACGCCAAACTGAAACGATTGCGGTTGGATCATTAGTGAAGCCCCAGTCACACCCAAACGCTACAAGCTTTGCACGTTCTGGTATGTCATCAGCGACTTGCCATTGTGGAAATACAGCCGATACATTGACACCACGTTCACCTAGTCCATATATCCGCCAATAGTTTTCGTCCGTTTCCCTAAAGCGTTCTATTTCATCGATAACACTTTGTTCTAGGAATGGATTGTCAAGGTATGTGGTCTGAAAGAAGTCCACGTCTTCGCGTGGTAGAACGTGTTCGTATATCCAATGGTATTGGTCGCTTGGATTGTAGTCTATAATTGTCTTGTCGGTGGTTCTAAGTATCAACTGCCTAAAGTCTTCAAGTGACAACTCGTTAGCTTCGTTTATATAGAGCATAGTCCTTTTACGCCCACGCAACTTTTGTGGTTGGTCGGCTGATATAAATTCAACAAGGTTTCCAAACAAGGTATATGTTGCTTGTGACTTGTTGTGATTTTCTTCGTAGTAGTTTCCGCCTTCGGTTAGTATGTCAAAGAAGTCACGCATCACCGAAGAACGCAATGCTGGGAATGTCTTTCTAACTATCGTGATAACAATACCCGCCCCCTTGTTCTTAAAGCACAATTCAATTAGCACCTGGCAAATAGAATAGGTTTTGCCTGAACGTGTACCGCCTTGATGTACTTGAATCTTGGCCTTAGACTTTTTAGCGTGATAGTATGTACTCGGTTGCTTCACTCGTCATCGAACCATTTGAACGGCTTCGGTTCATTCACTTCTATTTGTTGTTTTTCTACATACCCACGATGTTTGCCTTTGGTCTTCAAATAGAAGATTGTACTACTTGGAATCTTTTCTTTGATTTGTTGGTGTAGTGAACTTTCTGCAAAGTCAATCGCGCTTTCTTGTATGTCCTTAACCGCATCAGCGTAGTCTTCGTCTTCTTCAAGCCAACGATAATGTGTTCGTCTTCCTATGTTACACGCTTTCGATGCTGTCGTTACCACACCAAGTGAGCGTTCAAGTGCTTCAAGAAAGTCTTTTTTATTGTGTGCCATTTGAGTTATTTGAATTGAGTCCTTAAAGCGTCCAAGACTATCCCCCCAATGTAGGTATCTGAATTCTTTAGTGCGTTGATAAGTTCGTTAGCTATATCGTAATCGTCTTCATTGAAATCAATCTTGATACCTCGTTGCTTTGGTTCTTCTTTAGGTTCTTCTTCTTGCCACAAGTCAAGCCCCCAATCTTCCAAGTCAGTACCTTCCCACTCGTTTGCAAGTATATCGTAATCCCAGTCGCCGAAGTTTAGATTGTCTTTAATCATAAATTCATCACGTTGCCCTTGTGTCCAATCGGTAACGTCAATGGCTGTGACTTCGCGAAATCCCAATTCCTTCATTGCGAGTAGTCGCATATTACCACCTACCACAATACCATCGGCAACAACAATAGGTCGCACTTCTAGCATTTCAGGAAAGTTCTCAATCGATGACTTCAGCTTCTTGAATTTCGTCTTGCTTAGAATCCTGGGGTTCTTCGGATCTACTTGAATCTGACTTATTGGTATCTTCTTGCTTTGTATATTCATCTACTGATTTGATTACAGACTTTAACAATCCTAAAAAGTGTTTGTTAGCAACTGCTAAGTCTAATATAATATTTAATGAATC